AGAACCCAAAGAATATTAGGTATTCCATTCTCAATAGTTAATAGTAATGATAAAGTAAATAAAAAAGCTCGAGATATATTTTCTAATTATTGGTTTGAAAAATATATTAGATTCGCAATCGATTCTATTATGTTTGGACATTCATTAATACAAATTGATGGTATTGATAATAAAGGTGTTACTGATGTTTCATTAATACCAAGAGAAAATATAATTCCTGAATTTGGTGTATTTAAAAAAGAAGCAGAATCTCAATATAATCATACAGAAACTGTAAATTATATGGAACCTAAAATATACAAATGGTTATGTGAAGTTTACAAAACACGAACTGATTTGGGATTGCTTAATAATATTGTAACATCTCAAATATCTAAAAAGGTTGGTACACTTGCTTGGACACAATTTGTTGAAAAGTTTGGAGAACCAACATTAATCGGTAGAACTAATTCTAACCTTGAATCTGAAAAGAATGAATTGAAAGATTTCTTAACTAATTTAAGTATGAATAGTGCCGCTATATTAGATAAACAAACTGATATAGAATTTAAAGAGACCTCACGTCCAGATGTTTATAATGTTTATAAAGAACTTATTGTAGCAATGAATGATGAGATTAATATTGCCATATTAGGTGGAACTGAATTAACAAGCGGCTCAACAGGTGGTAGTGAAGCAAGAGCAAAAGTACATCAAGCACAAAGTAATCATAAAACAGCAGCTGATATAAGGTTCCTATTAAATAATATTAATAGTGTTTTGATTCCTAAATTAGAAAAACTTAGAGTTATTCCTACTGGATTAAAATTCAAATTTGAATTTAACGAAGTTTTAACAATGCCAGAAAAGATTGCTATTGATGCGATAATAATGCAACATCATACATTAAGTAGAGATTATATCGAACGTGCTTATAATGTTGAATTAGCTGAGGAAGTTATTGAACCAGTAAAAGAAATTATTAAAGAAGATGAAACAGAATTATAATATGGATGAATGGTATAAAACCTTTGATAAGATATTAGATACACCTAAAGAATTAGTAGATGATATTAATGATTATCTTGTTAAATTTTTTAAATCATCATTCGATACAAAGTCATTTAATAATATACCTTGGCAATGTTCTAGGAATAATAACAATACATTAGTAGATACTGGAAATCTTAAGAGGTCTATTAAACCAGTACCAAATACTAATGTAATAGCAATTGAATCAGATACACCTTATAGTTCTATTCATAATAATGGTGGAACTATAAAAGTTACTGATAAAATGCGAAGTTTCTTTTGGGCTAAATACTATTCAACTAAAAATGATGATTGGAAGTGGATGGCAATTAGCAAAAAGAAAATCATTACAATAGACCAAAGGCAATTTATGGGTATTCCTAATAACTTAACAGAATCTATTAATAATATAATAAAAAAACATTTAAAATGATATCAAGCATCTATAAAACATTACAATATTTTATAACAGAACGTATCGAAGAAATAAAATACGTTTCGCTATATAACGACCAATTCAATAGACCATCTAGTAATAGAGCAACACCAACACCTGCAATATTAATAGAAATACTACCTATAAACTTCGATAATTTATTAAAGCGAGCACAATATGCGCAGGTAAATGTTAATATTCATTTCGGAACTGAAATAGTTACAAGTTTTGATAGAGATGATGCTATGCAAGATACAAGTCTTGAACATTTAGTATTACTAGATAAAATTTATATTGCACTTAATCGAGTAAATTCAAATGAATTACCAGATGAAATGCAGTCTGATATATTTTTACAAGGTGGTTTGAAACGAACAGGATTACAAATTAATCAATATAATTCTGTAATGCATCATTCAATTATTAATGCCACATTTATGTTGTTTGATTTATCAGCAGTCAAAACATACACAGAATTAGAATTAACAGATATTAATGTAAAGACTTGGTACAAAGAACCTTTTGGTGAAGAAGCCCAAGCACAAACAGTAATAATAAACTAAATAGTACTTTTTTTACAGTATTATAGTATAATATATAACAAATAAATAATATATGAGATTTAACTATATTTTATCAGACGAAAACCTTAACTCAAAAGGTTTTATAGTAGAAACAGCTGGGATACATTTAGAATCGTTTTCTAATAATCCTGTGGCTTTAAAAAATCACGATATTAATCAAGTTGTTGGTAATTGGGAAAATGTTAGGATAAACGAAGAAAATCCTAATGAATTAATTGGAACTATAGTTTTTGATTATTCAGACCCTGATGCACAAAAAGTAATGAATCAAGTAGCAAAGAATCTTATTAAACATATATCAATTGGTATTAATATTATAGAATTTTATGATGATATAATTGATAATAAGGAAGTATTTGTTATAACTGAATCTGAATTAATAGAAGCAAGTGTAACACCACTTCCGTCTAACAAAAATGCCATTAAATTAACTTATAATGGTGAAGATGTTAAGGATATCGAACAATTCACAATAAAAAATAAAAATAATATGAGTAAAGTATTAGAACTTACAAATGAAAATGCTGAATTAAAAACTCAATTAGAAACTGTAAAAACTGAAATAGAAAATGCAAAGACTAATAGTGAAGTATCAGCAAGTAAAGAAATTGAATTTACAGATGCAATAGCACAAAAAGATAGTGAAATTGAAAATTTAAAAGCACAAGCTTCTGAATTACAAGTTAAACTAGATGCTATTAAAGAAGCAGAAGCAACAGAGGTTTTTAATAAACTTTTAGAAGATGGTATCGAAGCAGGTAAAATCAAAGAATCTCAAAAAGAAACATTTTTGAAATTAACTTATAATAATGCTAAAAGCGTTATTGATGGATTAGAATCAAAAATCAATATTACAGCTCCTGAAGTTAAACTTACAGATAAAATAGTTGGAAAAACTGTAGTGGACAAACACAATTACCGTTGGTATGAAAAGAATGACCCTAAAGCTTTAAAACTTATGTATGAAAAAGAACCTGAGCGTCACAATAAATTAGAACAAGAATTTTACAAAACAAAATAAAACATTACATTATAAAAAATAAAATAAAAATTAATTATGGCTTTAAATACACAAAAATGGTTAACAGATTTTCAAGAAAATCTATATCCAAATGACAGCTTTTACGCTGGAACAATGAATGACAGTGAATATGTTAACAATACAATTGTACATATCCCTAATTATTCAGCAGAAGTAACAACTTTTGATATGAGTGATTCAATTACTTATCCAAGAACTTTAAAAGAATTAGCACATACTGAGAAAACTTACACAATGATTCAACAAGCAGTAGACCCTTATATGGTTGACCCTATGGAAGATAGTGAATTTTCATATAATAAACGTTTTGCAATTCTTAAACAAGCAATTAATAAATTAAGCGACGACGTTGCAACTAAGATTAATTGGGAATGGACTGTTACTGCAACATCTTCAATTTTTAATACTACTGGAGCTTTAAGAGCAAACAGATTTGGTAATACTTCAATTAAAAGTATTGCATATACTGACCTTTTAAACTTACAAACACAATTAAACACTCAAAACGTACCTCAAGCAGGTAGACGTTTAGTAGTTGATGCTTATGGATTAGCAGATATCCAAACAATGAGTATTAATACAGAATCTGCATTACTTACTGAAAAAGCATTTATCGATGGAGCAGTATTCAGAGTAGCTGGATTTGACGTATTTATGCGTTCAAACACTTCTAGTTTTACTTCAGCAGGAGCTAAAAAAGCAATCACAGCAACAGACACAACTAGTGATTTATCAGGAGCTATTGCATTCCACCCAGACTTTGTACGTTATGCAGTTGGTACTAAAGACAACTCAGGTATTAAAGTATTCCAAGGTGTAGAAGATCCAGCAGTTTATGGTTCAACTATGAGTGCTATGGTTAGAGTTGGAGCATCAACATCTTACTTAGCAGTATCTAACCTTGTAAAAGGTGTAGTAACATTAAGAGAATCTAAACAGTATTAAAATTATATAGGACTAAATATATTTAAAATTAGTCCTATATTAAAAAATAAAAAATAATATAATAAAATGAATAAAATGAATAAAGAACTATTAAAAAAAGCTAAAGATGTATTTGAACAATATAACAGAGAAACTATATTATATTGTATTGATAATGGCAACTTTTGGCTTAATAAAGATAAAATTTCAGCAGAAATGTATTCTAAGAAATTAAATAAAGAATAATTTAAAATTAATAAATATGATACTGTAATTAAAGAAAAAGCTCCTGCTAAAAAGAAATCTAAAAAATCTAAAAAATAAAAAATAAAAAATTATGAGATTACCAAATACTTATTTCACAAAGACTCAAGGCGGACTTTTAAAAACTCTTCCTTCAGCAGACCCTATTTCAGGATTATTATTTTATAACGATGTTATTCCAGCAGAATGGTCAAGTAACAGTACAGGTGATTGTAATTGGGTAACATCTACAGACTATGTAATAGGTGATATTGTATATGAAACTCCAACTAAATTGTTTTATATTGCATTAACAAATCATACATCAGCAACATTCGCAACTGATTTATCAGATGGTGATTGGGAACTTAAAGTTGGTGAAAGTACTAAATTAGTAAGACGTGTATTAGATGTTGAAGCTTTAGGTATATTAAAAGCTAGTGTTAATCACAGTAATGAATATTATCAATCAGCTGAATTTTTCAGAATGAACTCTAATGGCTATCTATATCTTAATATTAGTCCAGTTCCAGATGAATTAACATTTAGTGAGCTTTATGATTTACAAAATGAAGTTAATGGCGACATTAGACAAGTTGGTGTATTTTATAACGCAGTAGCATACAATAACACGCAGGTTACATCATTACAATTAATAGCAGACCAATTAGCAGACGAATATATGCCACTATCAATACTTTATACTGCCGATTTCGCAGCAGTAACTAATATTACAGCTCTATTATCTCTAAGAACATTATCAGCACCAAAAGTGTCTGTTATCTTAGGTATGGACGGTTCAGGTGATGGTTATTCACTATTCACATCAAGCGGCAAATCAGTTTGTGATTTAGGTGCAGCTTTAGGTGCATTATCTACATTATTAGTTAATGAATCGATTGCAAGTCCTGAATTAATAAACTTTGCATCTGCAGAATTAGACTTACCTTTAATGGGTAATGGAAACAGAGTAAAAGATATTTCTAAATCTAATTTAGAAAACTTATATGACAAAGGATATATTTTCTATAAGAAATTTAGAGGCGTTACTGGAACTTATGCAGTAGATACTTTAACTTGTACTGATGAACTTTCAGATTATTCTGATATTCAATTAAACAGAACAATTGATAAAGCAATTAGAAATACAAGAAATGCTTTACTTCCTAAACTACATTCAAAAATATTACTTGCTTCAGATGGTACTATTAGTACTATTACAGTAAGTTTATTTACTGATATCGTAGGTACTCCACTTAAAACAATGCAAGCTGACACTGAAATTTCAAATTATGAAGTTCAAATTGACCCAGCACAAAATGTATTGGCTGACAGTACAATCGATATTGGTATTAGAATTCAACCTTATGCAACTGCACGTTGGATTGATATTACTATTGGATTTGTAGCAAGTATATAAGAATATAAAAGAGGTTTAAAAAACCTCTTTATTAAGTATAATATTAAAGAAAGGACTTAAATAAAAAAAATAAAAATATTATGGCTTACACAATAAAACAAGGTGAATCAATTGCCTTAGAAATACCTATCTACGATGATAATTTAGCAGTGGACTTAAGTACTTCAACTGATATCAAAGTAGTTTTATACACAAAAGCAGTAGCAGGTCCTAAATTCTCATTAAATACACAAGTAGGATATGGAATATTAACAGTTAAAGCGAATCCAGACACACATATAATTATATGTGAATTAACAAGAGCTCAAACTCAAATTATGGATGTTGGTGCACTTTATGCTTCAGTAGTAACTAAAGATTCTAGTATTGTATTAACAGACGGTCTTGTAAAAGAATATATTGCAATTCCATTAGGAAATATAACTTACGGTAACTTTGTTAAAGATGAAATATTAACTTAAAAAATAAAAATAAAATACAATGCATAACTTACAAAACATAAATATTAATGGCATAACTTATGATTGGAGAATGATAAGTTTAGCTATAATCGTAGATTATGGTAATGGTGACAATACATTTATTCCAACTGGAGTAACTGAAATTACTTATAACCAAACTCGTGAATCTCAATGGAACTACGGAATAGGTGGTAGAGCAATATCTAAAGGATATGGTAATACAACTGCAACAGCTTCTATTACAATGGCAGCATTTGAATTACAGAAGATTAAAGATTTTATGACTGGAACAACTATCACAACTGGAGATGAGGAAGGATTATTTATCCAAAATATTTCTAATTTTAAAATTAAAGTTACTTATAATTTTGATGCAGATACAGAAGGAAAGTTTCATAAAAAAACAGATGTGATTACTGAATGTAGTTTTAATACTGATTCAGGTGGAGCAGCACAAAACGATATGTTTATACAAACAACTATCGATTTAGACCCAGCAGAAATTAGATTTGGTAAAACTGTTGAAGGAAGAGTTTAAAATAACATTTTAAAAATGATTAGTAATATTACATTAAATCATATTAGTTATAATTGGAATGATATAGAAATATATTTTATCGGTGATATAGGAGTAGATGATAATTCAGCTTTTGGTGCTTATGCACCAGTTGGTGTATCATCTATTAATTATAATACTATTCACAATATTGATTATGAATATTCACGAACAGGATTACCAGTTGGCAGGAAATATAGCAAATATAAAAGTTCAGCTAATATCACACTTGATTATTATGAATTTAAAACTATTAGCAATAAATTCTTTGGTTTAATACAAGGAATTAAGCCAATAGATATTAAAATCGTTTATAATAAACCAGAAAGGAAAGATACTTATACTGATACTTTATACGGTTGTATAATTAACTATCCTAATTCATTAGGTGGAAGCCAAGGTGATATGGATTTAGAAGCAACTATAGATTTGAATCCTGTTTGGATTGAATATGGTGGTTTTAAAAATTTAACAAAATCAAGGAAACAAAATGAAAAAGGAATTTGAAGAACTCTTATTAAAATTAAAAACAGAACATAAAGATGTTTTTGTTTTAACAGTAGGAGATAAAGGTGAATTGTTATATGGTTTTTTTCGTAAACCAACATTTAATGAATTTAGAATGATATATCCATTAATACAAAAAGGTGATGATTTATCTGCTGATAAACGTTTATTAGAAACTTGTTTTATTGGTGGTGATAACGAGATAAAAGATGTAGAAAACAATCTTGATATTTTTTTATCAGTAAAAGCTAAACTATCAGTATTAATAGAACTTAAAGCAGCTACTTTAAAAAAAAAATAGTTGAGTATCGTATCGTAAAAGATACACCAATGTCTGAAGCAGATAATAATGTAAAAGAAGATAAACATTGGTTTATGAAATTTGATGCGATGATAAGATTTAACTTTGGTAATTACAGTGAAAATATAACAGATAATGAATGGGCTATAATGGTAAATGAATTACTTTATATTAAAGAAGCTGGACTTGATAAACAAATCACACTATAAAATATAAAAGTTTGAAAAAAGAATTAAAATAATTAAAAAATTTAATCTTATTTCAAACTTTTTTTATAATATTAACAGTTTTAAAATATTATTTAATTTTTGTGTTAATTATACAAAAATATTAAACATTTATATCAGACCTACTTTTTAGGTCTTTTTTTATGAACTGTAAACAAAACAGTATAATATATAAACAATTTAATAATATTATGGCTGAAAATAAAGTAGATTTTAGGTTAACATTAAAAGATGAATTATCTAAAGAAATAAAGAAAACTAGAAAACTTACCGAGACTTCT